AACGGGTATTTTTCCACAGAGTGTTGAAAAGTCTATAAGGGAAGTCGCAGCCGAAAAATCACTACACCCCGAATTTCTTTTCACCGCTGGACTATTTACCATCGCATCACTTGCCGGCAACTGCTACGTATCCGACCTACCCGATGAAACCAAAAACATAATTTTTGCCATAATGATTGCACCGGTATCTGTAGGTAAAACACCGGCATTTCGTGCAATGTGCGAAAATCCACTCAAAGACCTGATGGCAAGGGAGGATAAAGAATATGAAGCCGATGTGCAGCAATGGACTAAAGAACGTGCCGATGCCAATGCAAACAAGCAACCTTTCAACAAAGCACATCCAAAGCGGTTTATCCCATTTGCCGTTGATGGTACCACAGAGGGCTATATTGGGCTAATGCAGGATCAATCTGCAGGGATGGGAATATACCACGATGAAGCGGAAACCATCCTAAATGCTGGAGCGCATAAGGCGAATAACGATGCAATATCCTTTTTCACCCAAGCGTTCTCCGGTGGCCGCTACACTCAAATTAGGGCAGACAGGACAAAGGAAAGGGTGGTTAAGTCGCTGAATATGTCGCTGCTTATGGGTACTCAACCATCACGGCTGAAAAACCTATTTGGGGCAGATCGCATCCAATCGGGGTTTGCATCCCGTTTCCTGCTCGTACAGACCGACTATCTGAAACTGAAAGAAGATGTCTCCGCTTTCGCAGAAACACGGCAAATGTGCCAGGAGTGGAAAGACATACTTTTTGAACTCTACAAGCGAAATAAAGAATACTGCAAAGGAGATACGGCACCCATCAAGATTGTCATCACCGATGAAGCACGGCCCATACTGGATAAGTACTATCAGCAGCAGCGTAAAGATGCCAACAAGCGGCACGATAGCAAAGCAGAAGATTATGTAATGGGAACAGAGGCGAAGATGTCAGCGTATTACTTCCGTTTTTGCCAACTTATTGCCATCGCCCACAATTCATTCATGCCGATCATCAATACCCAAGTGGCTGAACTTGCATGGCGGCTGTATCGGTGGTACGCTGAATCAACGGTTAATATCCTTGCAGGGATATACACCGAAAACGAATCAGGGCTGCCGGCTGATTTACGGCTACTTATGGATAATCTTCCGGCTAAATTCACCACAAAGGAAGCCGAAGCACTTTGCATCCGGCTCAATGTTCGGCCCAAACGATTTATTGATTCCATGCGCAGACCTGACTTTGCCAGGCACTTCAAACGCATCGCTCACGGGCAGTATGAAAAACTGATATAAAGATTTTCGATAGACAAATCCGACCCCCGGTGTTTCTACATTGGGGTTTTTTATGCCCTACTGTACTACATTAATCTACATTACTAATGCGGTCATTATCCCGTTTCCGAAGTTTAGCAAGAGTAATCATTACCTGTGTTTTTACCTGATTGATGTACCTTTTTTCAACCCGTAATGAGATAACTACGCTTTCATCGTACTTTCTTTTGCGACCTGCACCGGGTCTTTTTCCGCCTTTCTTTTTTTGTTCCATTATTGATTAAGTTTACATTAATCAAAGATATTTGATTGATTATATATTACAAAATCAATTTCTCATTTTCCATAATTGCGTCAAAATTGCGATAATTGCAGCGACTGCAATTTTGTAACCTATTGATATTCATAGCGTAAGTGCCAAAAATTGCATAATTGCGCAATTTTCTAAGATAATAATAATAATATCTCTTTATATTTTAAGGCTAATATAGGAATAGGGGAAATGCAATTTTGCTGCAATTTTGCAATTTTCCCTGATAATCAATGAGTTGCTTGCAATTTTGGTGCAATTATCTGCAATTTTGTGCAATTTTGGTAGTTTGGATGGGATGTCGGTAACTTTGTATGGAGAAATAACAACGAACTATCAGCGATGCCGAAGCCGGAGAACATAATACCACACAAATTCAAAAAAGGTCAATCAGGCAATCCTAAAGGAAGGCCGAAAAAACCCGACTTGGAAGAAATTCTATCTGAAATTGACAGAAGGGCTATAGTAAAAGCATTGGAAAAAAAAGCGATTCGGGGAGATGTACAAGCGGCAAAACTTCTGCTTTCCTACGATTATGGGCAACCAGATCAAAAGATTAAGCACGAAGGCGATATGGTAGCACCAACAACCATAATTCAGATTATGCCTGATACCGATTGCAAACCCATTGATTGATATTTCGGACATTAACCGACACAACCAAACCCAATGAATGAAAAGCAATGCACCGTATGTGAAAAACTATGTTGCCGGTTAAAGATGGATTTCTCCAAAACATTTTGTTACTTTTGTGAACACAAAGCCAAACCATTGCAAATTCATTACAACTTTGCTACACGTAGCCGCCCGACCAGGATGGCTGCTGCCATTGCCACTATAATGGCATACTCGCATAAAGCAGACTACACCATAACGCTGACGGTCGATGAAGATGACACCGAAACGCTGGGATCAACACAGATACAGGACTTGGTAAAGCAGCCGAATATCACGCTGAATTGTCACGGCTTATCGAAAAACAAGATACACGCAATCAATAGGGGCCTGGAAGGGTGGCAAGGTGATATCCTTGTTAATATGAGCGATGATATGCGATTCATTAAGGCAGGGTATGATATTGATATCATCAACGCATTTGAGGGCAACCTTGACCAGTTTATTCACTTCCCCGATGGTAGGGTTAATCACCTGCTGCCGACTATGAGCATAATGGGGCGCACCTACTATGAGCGTGATGGGTACATTTACCATCCGCAATACGAAAACCTGTGGTGCGATAATGAGGCGATGGATGTGGCAAGGTTACGTGGGTGCTATAAGTACGTAGCAAAGCAGTTATTTGACCATTACCACCCTGCATGGACCGGTGAGAAACCCGATGCACTGCTGGAGAAAACGCAATCCACGTTCCGTGCCGATGAGATTACGTATATCCGGAGGAGTAAGCAAGGATTCCCAAAACATAACGTATAACAAAAAAACCATATTGTTGACATCAACGAAATGATATAACGTATGACACCGAAAGAAAAAGCGATAGAGTTGGTTGATAAGTTTAGAGAATACTCACATACTGATTTTAATTATTATAGTGGCGTTGATACAGAAATAAAAAATGCCAAACAATGCGCCTTAATCGCAGTTGACTTACTAATTAGCGAAACATTCCTTGACTTTACACTTACGGAAACAAAATCATTTTGGCAAGAAGTTAAAACCGAACTTGAAAAGCTATGACACCGAAAGAAAAAGCAAGACATTTAATTAAGTCAATGTATGAAGTATCATTGACTGCAAATATTGCAATAGCATCAGCTATTGTAATGGCAGAGGAATTACATGAATACAGAAAATTGAATTTTGGCAAAGACCCAATAGTTATTGACGGTGTTTGGTATGAGTGGGATTATTACGAGCAAGTAAAATCAGAGATAAAGGCATTTGATGTGAATGAAATATACAACCTATGACCCTCTCCATCCTAATTTGTACACTCCGTGGCCGTGAAGGTTACCTATCACAACTGCTGCAATCACTTGCACCGCAAAGAAGGGATGATGTAGAGATACTCATTGAATCGGATGATAGGCAAATATCAACCGGCCGCAAACGTAACATACTACTGCAACGAAGTACCGGAAAGTACGTTGTATTTGTAGATGATGATGATGCCATTGCTGATACCTATGTGAGCGACATATTGAAAGCAGCAGAGCAAGACCCCGATGTTATCGTATTTAACGGTATAATGACCACTAATGGCAAGGATGAGCGCAAGTGGTACATAAGCAAGGAATACGGCTATGAAGCGAAAGACGGGGCTTATTATCGCTATCCTAATCATATTGTTCCGGTGCGCAGGGATATAGCGGTCAAGTTTCCATTCCAGGATATTAAGATTGGGGAAGATTACCTGTATGCAACTGCTATGCATAATGCAAAGGTTTTGCAGACAGAGGTGAAGATTGAGAAGGAATTGTATCACTATCAGTTTAGAACGAATAAGTAATGGATAATTGCACATATTGTAACGGTATCGGAGTATTGTATAATTATCCTGCAACAACAGGGGTTAAATGTTATCACTGCTCTCCTACTAAACCAAAACCATACTACCATTCGGGAACCTACGAAGCCATCAACGTAATCGAAGCATGGGGATTGAATTTCTGCTTGGGTAATGTGATTAAGTATGTTGCACGTGCAGGGCGCAAGACGGACAATCCGATTGAAGATTTGGAGAAAGCGAAGTGGTATATTGAAAGGGAGATTGAAAAACTAAAAACCAAATAACATGGCACAACAGACAGCGGTAGATTGGTTGGTATCAGAATTAAAAAGTAGATACGTTAATATTGAAAGATTACCAGTAACGGACGAAGCCAAAGAAATGGAAAAGCAGCAAATAGTAAATGCTCATTTAACAGGACTTATACATCCATTAGAAATTGAAGCAACTAAACAAGCTGAACAATATTACAACGAAACCTACGGCAAATGAGATACTCCCAAAACAACGAACAAGACATCATCCTGCAGTACTTCGGTAGCCGCAAAGGGTTTTTCCTCGACATAGGGGCAAACGATGGACAAACTTTGTCCAATACCTATGCTCTGCAACTGCAAGAGTGGAAGGGCGTGTTAATCGAACCCAGCGAAGAAGCATTCAACCGCATCAAAGTACGTTACGGGGTGCAGAAGTTCAATGTAGCCATTGGTACGGAAGATGGGCATTGTACGTTTCACGAAATGGGAAACCACCTTAACGCTGGAGATGTTTCGCTGCTATCCACCATCAAGAAAACAGAGTTAAAGCGATGGCCAGGGGTTGAGTTCAAAGAACGTATGACCGAAGTATGGACTTACAAAACACTGCTGAAACATTCCCCGTTGAAGTTCTTTGACTTTATCAGCATTGATGCCGAAGGGGTGGACTATGAGATACTTGAACAGATTGACCTTAAATATACTGACATGGTTTGCATTGAGCATAACTCCAATGCCGACTTATTTCAGTTAATCAAAACATACTGCAACAAGGCAGGTCTTTACAAATGCTTACTTAACAATTTAGAAAATGTAATATGGGCAAGGTAATCGTATCCCTTTCCTCCACCGGTAGGGAAAACTACAACGAGGCGCAATTAGGACTTATTCGCAGTATTGACCGCAAAGCACCTGACTACGATACGCACTTCAGGAGTGTGGATGGGTATGTGGATGAATACCTGGAGCGCAAAATAATTCTCGGTGACTGGCCGGAAACAAAGCAATGGGGCAAGTCCTGGAATCACCAAAATATGCCCTACCAATTTAAGCCATTCATGGTAGCGGAAGCACTTGAGAAAGGCTATCGTAAAATCATTTGGTGTGATTCGACAATTAGAGTACACCAAAATCCCGATCCGTTATGGGCATTAGCAGCCAAGCATGGGATAGTGGCATGGAATAATGAAGGGCATGAATTACACAAGTACATCCCCGACCATCAGATTGAATGGTTAGGGTTAAATAGTTACAAGGATGTGTTAAATATGTATCAGATAATGGCCTGCTGCATTATGTTCGACTTTGACCACCCGAAAACAATGCCGATATTTGAAAAGTGGATACAAGGAGCCAAAGAGAACTGCTTTCACCACAACGAAAGCAAGAATCCGCACTATGTAAGCAGCCGGCATGACCAAGCGTTATTATCAGGGTTGATGAACATGGCAGGTATTCCGGTGCAGCCGTATGGTGGATTAGCGTATCGGCATTATCTGCCTGTTGAACCTTATTTTATTAATTGGGGGGTAAAAGATTAAATATGAATCATAAAGAATGGCTACAAGCATCAAGGGAAGAATATAAAGACAAGTGCTGGACTTGTATACACAGAAAGCAAGGTGAAACAAAATCTTTTTGCAATAACCCAAAACAAACTGATGAAGAATTAAAAACATACGTTTATCCTCCGATTTATGGATGTAATTTACATGAACCTAAAGAAACACAATCCTAATGGACTGCTCACAACTAATGCCAATCGCATACTGCAATGACATTGAAGTACTGAAATTGACCTACTCACTATGTAAATTGGCGGTAGAGAAAGATGTACCAGGTGCATTTGTAGAAGCAGGCACTGCTTATGGAGCGCATGGTATCATTATGAATGAGTTTGACCGCAGAGTATTCTTGTTTGATTCATTTGAAGGTATTCCCGAATACACAAAGGAGGATAAGGAGTTCACGGAAAGTTGGGGAGCATCGGGCGGTGATGTACGCAAATCTTCTGGGATAACCGTATGCAGACAGGAGGATGTTGAAATGACCATGCGGAGGTATTCCGACATTCAGCACGTTAGATTTGTTAAAGGTTGGTTTGCTGATACCTTACCGAAATTTAATCAAGAGATTGCAGTACTGCGACTTGATTGCGACATCTACCATTCATACGCTGACTGCTTCAAATACTTACTACCTTTGTTAGCCGATGGCGGTTATCTTATCATTGATGATTACTGCCTATCGGGTTGCCAACAGGCAATGAAAGAAGCAGGACTTGATCATAGTAAATTCAACAAATTCAATAACGTAGCATGGGTTACACACACGAAACAACCAAACTAATCGACCCGTACCTTCCACACGTTCAATCGGTGGTAGATTTGGGAGCGCAGAATGACTACCGGGTACCATTACCTGCACCTTACACTAAAAACAGTTACTATGCCGGCAAAGACTATGAAGCCATTGACATATCAGGGGAGAATGGAAGCACCCCGTTGGACTTATCCAAACTACACAAGTTCGATAAGCAGTTTGATTTACTCGTGGATGCCGGCACCTCTGAACACGTTGGAACAAACGGTAAGCATGACATCAAAGCAATATACAACTGTTGGAAGAACAAGCACAACCTCGTTAAAGTCGGGGGATACATCATATCAGAAAACCCAAAAACAGGCAACTGGCCCGGACATGGCTTCAACTACTACACCGAAGAGTTTTATCAGCAACTTGCTTCTGTATGTGGCTACAATCTGCTTTCTGTTGGTAGCGTTGCTGCTATGGGCAATTATACAGATGGCTGGAATGTCTATTCGGTATTACAAAAGAATAAAGAAACATTTTGCACGTTAGATGAATTTAAAGAGTGTGGTATCAAAACCAATTAAGGCAACTCCGGTATTCTTCAAGAACCTGGAAGCGTACAAAGGCCCGGCACCTATTATCTGCAATGAGGGGGGCAGCCGTAGCTCGAAGTCATACTCCGTTGTTCAGTTGTTGGTACAGATAGCAAGTAATGAGCCGGGCAAACGTATAAGCATCGTATCGCACTCGCTGCCACACATCAAACGTGGAGCATATCGTGATTTTAGGCAGATCATGACCGATTGGGGCATTTGGGATGATGATAGTTTCTCTTTCACCGACTTCGTGTATAAGTTCCGCAATGGCAGTTATATTGAACTATTTGGATTGGAGGATGAGGGCAAGGCAAGAGGGCCGGGCAGGGATATACTTTTCATCAATGAAGCGAACCTAATACGAAAGTCATTATTTGACCAGTTGGCAATGCGTACCACCGGCAAGATATTTCTTGACTGGAACCCTGCCGACTTCGTAAGTTGGGTGTACGATGTTGCCGATGACCCGAACAATGCCCGGATACATTCTACCTACCTAAACAACTTACCGAACTTATCCCCGATGCAAATCGGCATCATTGAGGGGTATAAGAACCTACCCGATGATTTCATGTGGAAGGTGTACGGGTTAGGTGAACGTGGGGCAGCGAAGGAAATTATCTACACGCAATGGCAAATAACCGACCAACTGCCCGAAGGTGGTGATGTGTTCTATGGCCTTGACTTCGGATATGTTCACCCATTGGCACTTGTTAAGGTATGCCACTATGAGGGGGCAAATTATGTGCAGTTATTGCTTTACAAGTCAGGGTTAACACCATCCGAAATGATTAGGGAGGTGAAAGATTACATCCATGACCGGAAGCCGGTGTACTGCGATGCAGCAGAGCCGAAGTCAATCGAAGAACTATACAGAGGCGGTATCAATGCACAACAAGCGAACAAAGAAGTTTGGCCGGGGATACTCAAAGTGAAATCATATCAGCTATTCATACACAAAGATAGCCGGGAGTTGATTCGCGAACTGCAATCGTACAAATGGAAGAAGGACAAGAATGACAATGTGATAGACGAACCGACAAAGGAGAATGATGATGCACTTGATGCGATGAGGTATGCTATCTTCACCCACCTACACAAGCCGCAATTCCAGGTAGCCGTTTGGTAAGGTAATTCGGTGTAATTTTGTCACAAATCTTTAATATGGGTTTATTCGATTTTCTTAATCGCAAGGCGGCACCGAAGATGCCTACTCAAATATCAGTTGAACGGGGTCTGCTTACATGGGATGGACAGAATCAAGCGGAGATAGTACGTGATAGTTACATCGGCAATGACCTCGTGTATGCTATTGT